AGCCGATACGAGGTGGATGGCAGCCCTTGGGGATACTGTCCTGCTCATGAGATCCTCCCTGATGCATACAAAGCTAACTATGCTGGCAAGTTCATGATGGTGATGGGAGAGCGGGCTGCTGTTCCTCCTGTCATGGCTCCCTCTTACATGAAGGAGGAAGGCGTTGGACTTGGTGCTGCTGAGGTCAACTACTACGCAGAGACCTCTGCTGCCGGGAAGAATCCAGTCTACGAACTCTCTGGCGGTGGCAACTACCAGGTGGGAATGGACATCTGGCGCAAGCTGCAAGACTCTATCGATGAGGCTTACCACGGGCATCTGTTCAATATGTTCAACCGCAACGAGGGTGAGATGACTGCTACAGAGGCCAATATGCGTCGGGAAGAGCTTAATGCACAGGCAAACCCTACTCTCACAGCGCTCGAACAGGACCACACCAAGCCTATTGTTGGATGGGCGTTCACCTCTCTGGTGGAGCGTGGAGTGATTGAGCTACCTGATGAAGCTTACAATGAGGTGACTGGGAAGCCACGGCTGCCGCAGTTCGCCTTCGACAATACTTTCACTAGCAACCACAAGCGTTCCAAGGCTGTTGAGGCTATGGGCATGATGGATGCTATCGTCAACATGGCTGCTGCTGATGGCCGGGCTAACGTCCACGACATCAAGAAGATCCAGACACGTATCTGGCGCGATCTTGGACAAGATGAGGACGATCTCCTCAGCGAGGACGAGTATCAGGCACAGCAGGAAGCTCAACAGCAAGCAGCTCAGCAGGCTCAGATGGCAGAGATGGCGCAGACCGCAGGTGGTGTGGCCAAGGATCTCTCCTCTGTAGAAGACCCTGAAGCAATGCTTGGCGCACTCTCATGATCAGCCAGAACGCAATCACCTATCGTCTCGACGCTACCAAGCGCTCGAAGATTCAACAGATCTTACTGTCGGACGGCGGTGAGATCCTCATTGATGCTATCATCGATGACATCGTTACCAATCCAGACCTCCCACCAGAGGAGCGTGCAGGAGCGGGACGGATACTAGCTCTCATGCGGTCCATCCGCAATGACACAGGGGTTGAGACCCCCACCAACTAAACCAACAAAGACAATGGAATATAGAAAGCAAGGCTCGGAGATCATCCGAGTCAAAGACGACAAGCTCGTCGCCAACATCGAAGACGGCAAAGTGGTCCCCACTGCACCCGTCTACTACAAGAACCTGGATGAACTCAAGGCAGCAGCAGCCGGTGAAGACTACGTTGCACCTGTCGAGGCTCCCAAGACACCCAAGGAAGATCCCCTTGATGCCGCCCGCTTAGAGGTTGAGCATCTCAAAGAGGACAATGCTGGGCTACTTGAGCAGATCACTCAGCTGAAGAAGGCTGTGGAGAAGCTAGCAACGGGCTCTCACGTCGCTCATCTAGTCCCCAACCCTGAGAAGGATCTCATGGCTGAGGTTGACTGGGATAGCGTGCCTGAGTCAGACCCAATGCTTGGCAATAGGACACCGGGACGCAAAGAATATCTAATCGAGAACCATCCAGAACTCGCCAAACTCTGGAAGCTAACCAAGTAAACCAACGAACAAATGTCAGAAGAAGCAACATCAGCAGCACCAGCAGCAGAAGCGGCGCCATCAGTAACCGATGGAGCTACCGAGAACTGGGCTGACTCACCAATCGCCAAGGTCTACCACCCAGATGGAACTCTCCGCTCTAATGCAGGGGATTCATTCAAGGAACTAGGCCATGAGGACCTCAGTGGATTCGCCACACGTAACGATCAATCGTTCTTTGATGCGCTCAAGAACGGCAAGGAGGCCCGTGCTGGTCTCTCGCAGCGTCAAGAGTCTGTGGAAAACACTGTGGTAAAGCCCGGTGAGGGAGCCACTCCAGAGGATCTCGCTGCATATCGCGAGGGACTGGGCGCTCTGCCATCGGCTGAGGCCTACAAGAAGGCTCTAATCCCATCAGATCTGCCTGAAGGCGCTGAGATTGACGACAATCTCGCCTCAATGGTGTCAGAATGGGCCACCAAGCACCCTGTCAATACGCCTGAGGCCATGCAGGAGCTATTCGCTGCACACACTCAACTCGTGGAGGGTATGGTTCAGTCGCATCACGAGACCGCAAATGCGGAGTTCGATAAGACTCGCGAGGAGACTCACAAGCTACTCACATCTGAATTGGGTGGCGAGGAGCTTAAAGCTAAGTTTGACGATCAGCTTGGTGAGTTCCTAATGTCAGATCTCGGCAAGGGCATGGGCTTTGAGTATGAGAAGTCTGAGACTGGTGAGATCGTCACAAGCAACCCTCTCCATGCTGCCATGATGAATGATCCTGCGTTCCTCCGCGTGATGAAGCAGAACGTTGAGCGCAATATGCCCGCCGGTCTTCCTAGTGGGCGAGCAATGCCTACCGATGTGAAGGGTCTACAAGATCGCAAACGTGAACTCATTATGTCTAGCTCCGGCGGATGGCAGAGTGAGTCAGATCATCAGGAATACAAATCAATCGCAGACCAACTCAGAGCATACGGTCAATAGATTTTGTTGGTTGGGAGGAGTCGTTCACCTCCCTGTTCATAGTCCAAGCCCTCACATCCTCACGGGTGTGGGGGTTTGTGATCGGTGGGGATGACGTAAATGGTGGGCAGATTACAATCTCTCCGTTAATAGTCATTCCATCGGCCACCTGTTCGTGATGGAGCCCAGAGTCAAATCTGCCACCTCCTGTTGATTCAGCCCCGAAAGACAGGGGAGATAGATCCTCAACTCCGAGACGAGCGTCTTTCGCTCCATCAAACAAACAAACAAACAGAAAACAAGATAATGGCTAATAACCTGTCACTCCCATCAGTGGAGTCCTACCGTCCAGAATTCGAAGATCGCTACGATGTCGAATTCCAACAAGTCCGCAGTCGTTCGATTGGACTTTGCGATCAAGTCGCCGTCAATGGTGAGTATCGTGAATTCCCTCTCGCTAACAAGACTGATTCCATCAGCGCAATCACCGATCTTTACGGTGAGACCTCTCCAGACGTTGCTACCTTCGGGAAGCGCCGTGTGACTACCTCTCCTTACAAGTCACCCCTCATCTTCGACCGGGTTACTGAGAAGAAGTTTGGCACTGGTGAGAGTCAGATCCCCGTATCGATTGCTAATCAGAAGGCCGAAGCTGCCCGTCACATGGACAAGATCATTGTCGGTGAGGCTGGTAAGAATGGTGGTCTCCTTGGTAACGCTATCGAAGTTGCCGCTAATGGCGTTGTGAGCTACCCTGCTTTCGACTCCACCTACACCATCCCCGTGAACTATGACTTCGCTGCTGGCGCCGCTGGTGCTGATAAGGGTATGTCTTACGACAAGCTCATGAAGCTCCGCACTGAGCTCTCCAAGCTTGATGTCATGTCTCAGGACGGAAGCACCAACAATCCTGCACCGTTTGGATTGATCCTTAGCTCCGACCAGGTTCTCCAACTCCTCCAAGACGAGAAGATCCGTAACCGCGATCAAGCTTCTGCTAAGTTGGAAGAGGTCGCATCCGGCGTGATCACTGACTGCATGGGCTTCACCATGTCCGTCGATGACACCAACCTCCCTGAAGCTGGCGGTGTTAAGACCTGTATCGCATTCCACAAGGGATCGGTTAAGTTCGGATACAACGAAATGCCCACTCACGAGTTGGACCGTCTCCCTACCAAGAACCACAGCGTTCAGTCTGTGTTCTACTGGGACTGGGGCTTCAACCGTATCTGGGACAAGGGTGTCTGGAAAGTTCCTTGCATCGGATAATCCTCAACCATTTAACAATTAATAGAATAATACAATGCCTGTTACACAATCCAAATTACAAGCTGACTATGCCAATCACGGGAATCCTGCTGATGGCATCGAAGCTGCTGGCCGTGTTCGCTTCCTCAATGACTCCATCACCTTCGTTGGTGATGAGGGATCTGCTGATGTGATCACACTCCTCGGCAACATTCCTGCTGGCGCTCTCATTGACCCCGCCAAAAGCTCGATCATCGGGCCCGCTAAGTCAGGTGTGACTCTTGACATCGGCAGCACTGCTAGCCCTGACGCTTATGGCAACGGAGTGAGCATCGCTTCCGCTGGAACTCGCTTCTTCGACACTGATGGCTTCGAGCTTATCAAGGTTGCTGCTGAAGCTGACCTCAAAGTCACCATTGCCGGTGGATCGCCTACCGCTGGCACTCAGCGTGTGAGCATCGCTTACTACGTTCGCTAAATCATTCCTCGTTGGGATAATCAAGGGGGAGCGGAGGTAAGTGCTTCCGTTCCCCTTTTTACTTAAAGACATATGCAGACAAGAACTCAAATCGCAAACAACGCCCTTTCATACCTTTCGGCGGGATCAATCGTTAATCTGAACGACGATGATGCCAAAGCCAGAGCTATCAATGGGATCTTCGATCAGGCGGCGAAAGAGGTTATTCGGACCCATCGTTGGTCTTGCTGCATTGGACGCGCACAACTTAGCCAGGTTTCTGGTGATCCGCTCCAAAATGGTAACTTCGGTTACGCTCACGCCTATCAGCTTCCTACTGACTGTCTCCGCATCCTCGACATCAACGGTGAGCCGTGGAGCGAGAAGGCTGAATTCTTTGATCTCAATGGTCGCCAATTACTCGCTGATGTCGGTGAGGTTTACCTGCGCTACGTTCGCTGGGAGGATGATGTCTCACAATGGGACACTTTGCTCGCCGATGTAATCTCGGTCAAGATCGCCATGAAGGTGGCTCGACAGATCACCACAGACGGCATCTCCGCCGAAGACCTGGAGAGACTCTACCGTAGACGCCTTGAGGACGCTCGCACTGTTGACGCCATGGAGGTGGGCAGTGGAGAGAACAGCCCTATTGAGCGCCTACTCTCAAGATCCCCACTGACCAAGGTGGGTTGGAATAGCTCAGACAGATTTAGACGAGGACAGTATGCTAGCCTTAATACTTGCACCTCAATCCCAGTCCCCGATGTTCTCGAGGGATGGTCTCAAGGCTCTGACGAATGGTAATATGAAAATCC